GCCGAATCCCTTGCTGTCCTTATTTTTTCGGTGTTGAGGTGATATGGCAACAACAGATCTACTGACAGCAATATTAGCCCCCGAAGGCGAAGGGTGGTATTGCATAGTTGGTTTACGGCAGGACGAGGAAAGACCAAAACAATCATTCCATCAGACACTGGCTGAGGCGGAAGTGGAAATCGCCAAGCTATTGCAGGATAACAACAATGTGTACTTCGCTTGCGCTAAATATAAAGACCCCAAAGAAGGACGGGTTCAGCCGAATGGCGACATCATTAAAGCGTTTTGGATAGATATTGATTGTGGTGAGGGTAAACCTTATGCAGATCAAGCTATTGGTTTAGATGCGTTAAAGCAATTCTGTAAGAAGATTAATATGCCCCTGCCTTCTATAGTTAATTCAGGGCGGGGTATACATGCATATTGGAGATTAAAGACTGTAGTTACTCGGGCAGAGTGGCGCCCAGTTGCAGAGCGACTCAAGGCGCTTTGTGAAGAACATAACTTTGCGGCTGACCCATCTAGGACCGCAGATAACGCATCTATTTTACGTGTATCAGAAACACTTAATTTTAAAGAAGACCCACCACTTGCCGTAGACATACTAAAGCTACAGCCTGAAATTGACTACGAGTATGTCAAACAAACCATAGGTGTTTTAGTTGCACCTGACTGGATGCCTCGACAGTACAGCGAGTCTGCGTTAGCCCTGTTGGGTAACAAGCAAAGCCGATTCAAAACCATCATGATTAAGACTATGAATGGGCAAGGATGTGCTCAGCTTGAGAATATTGCAATAAACCAAGACACAATTGAAGAACCACTATGGAGAGCAGGCTTGTCGGTAGCGGCGGTCTGCGTAGATAGAGATGAAGCCATCCATAAAATATCCGAAGCACACCCTGAGTACTCGCCGGAGAACACGGAGCGTAAGGCTAATCAGACGAAGGGGCCGTACACATGTCAAACATTCGAGAAACTTAACCCTCAAGGCTGTGAAGGCTGCCAACACAAGGGTAAGATATCGTCGCCGGTGCAGCTCGGATCTGAAATCGCTGCTGCAGAAGACAACGTCATCGTGGAAACGACGGAGACTGGTCAAGAGGAAGTTTTCGATATACCACAATACCCATTTCCGTATTTTAGGGGGAAGAACGGCGGTGTTTATATCGAGATTAGGGATGACGATGGGGGTAGTGACGCAATAAATATATACGAGCATGACCTGTATATTGTCAAACGCCTGCACGATCCTGCCAAAGGCGAATCAGTTTGGATCAGACTGCACCTACCAAAAGACGGCATGAAAGAGTTTGCTATGTCGGCTACAGACGCAATGACGTCAGAAAAGCTACGGGATAAGCTAGGCTATTTTGGGGTCATAGCAGCTAAAAAACAAATGGATGCAATTATGGGATACATGATTGCGTCAGCAAAAAATCTACAACATTCAATGGAGTTAGAAGTCATGCGAGATCAGTTTGGTTGGGCCGACAAAGATCAAAAATTTATTATCGGTGAGCAAGAAGTTTCAGCAGAAAAGGTAGCGTATAGCCCACCTTCAGTAGCCACTGGTTCATTGGCTGATTATTTAAAACCAAAGGGTAGCTTTGAAGAATGGCAACGTATAGTCAAGGTATACGACCAGCCCGGGTTTGAACCACATGCCTTTGGCTTCTTTACCGCCTTTGGCGCCCCATTACTTAAGCATCTCAAACTCAAAGGCGCCATTATTAATCTAGTAAACAATACCTCTGGTACTGGTAAGTCAACTATCTTGAAGATGTGCAATAGCGTATGGGGTCATCCTGAAGAGCTTATGTTGCAGTGGAAGGACACAATGAACTCCATGATTCACCGCCTTGGGGTTATGAATAACCTACCCGTAACTATTGACGAAGTTACCAAGATGAGCGGCGACCACTTCTCAGACCTACTTTATGCTGCATCGCAAGGTAGAGGTAAAAACCGTATGAAACAGCACGAGAATGCTGAGCGTGCAAATGCTACTAAGTGGGGCACCATCTTATTAACTAGCTCCAATGCCTCCTTCTATGACAAGCTATCATCCCTTAAAGCTACCCCTGATGGCGAGTTTATGCGCCTTTTAGAGTACAAGATTGAGCTTACAGGCACACTATCTAAGCAAGAAGCCGACGAGATATTCAATGCCTTGTACGAGCATCATGGACACGCAGGGGTTAAGTACGCTCAGTATTTAGTTACTGATTTAGAAGAAGCCATGGATCTTGTTATGCAAGTCCAGCAGCGTATTGATAAAGCCGTTGATATGAGTAACCGTGAGCGGTTCTGGTCAGCTGTGGCTGCTTGTAATATTGCCGGTGCTTTGATTGCTAAGGATTTAGGGCTAATTGATTTTGATATACATAGGGTATATACCTGGATTGTTGCAGAGCTTAAAATCATGCGGCATGAAATTAAAGCCCCAACCAAGGGTGTGACTGACGCTATCAGTGAGTTTATTAACGAACATCGTGGTACCGTACTGGTAATTAATGACGAAGCCGACGGACGCACTGGCATGGAACAGCTACCTATTGTTGAGCCTAGATGGGACAAGCTGTATATCCGCATCGAGCCTGATACTAAAGAAATGTACATTAACGCCAAGCAGTTCAGGAAGTACTGCACCGAGAACCAGATTACCTTAAAAGATGTGCTGACTTCCTTGGAAGTAGATAAAGCTTACCTTGGGCTTAAGAAGAAGCGCATATCCAAAGGCACCAAGATTAAATCAGGAGCTATTGATTGCTTTGCCTTTGACCTATCGGCTAAGGCGTTTGAAGATGAGCAACTTATTGAAATAGCACAGGATACGCCACAAGATGCTGATCCACGGTCTGAGCTTCAGAGTTAACTGGAAGAATTTCGTGGTTGGGTCATCCTTTTTTATACCTTGTTTGGATACGGAAGGGGCCCTAACCCAAGTTAAACGCACCACAAAGCGGCTTGGGTACAAGATTAAGACTCAAATTGTTGTAGAAAAGGGAATACGTGGGTTGCGGGTATGGCGGATTAGGTAGTATTATCTGGGTGTAGCCCATGGCTACTTCATTTATTTCCTTGTTGGTAACAACTTTAGCCCCTCTTCGGAGGGGTTTTTTTACTACTCGCCGTATTCACCAAACTCAGATAGACGACCAATTAGGCGTTTGTCGTATGTCATACCACCCATAGACTCTGCAAGAGCACGGCGCTCATAACGTCCACGAACAGACTTCAATAAGTTTTTAGGTTTAAGGGCAAGTTCAGGATAAGATTGATTGAACTTAGCTATTTTTTCTAATGTGCGCTCTCTAAGATCCTCGTCGTCATTATCTATAGACATAAAGAACGCATCCTTTAAACGTGCTTGGCGCTTAAGAATATCCTGCTCTATGGTCTTCTTTTCAATGTTAGCTTTTTGACGTTGGGCTAGACGCTCAGGTGCAAAGCCTAGCATTTGATAGCCCGCTTCTACCCCTGTAATATCGCCTAGAAGCTCGTCACCCTTTAGGTTGGTAGCCCGACCCTCAGACATAAACCGAATGCCCTTTAGCGTGTTCTTAATCAAAGCTGGAGAAGCAGTCTCAATTGCTCGGTCTACGTAGCCAGCGTTATATTGTTTAACTGCCTCGGCGCTGTTAATGACCAAGCCTGCTGTTGGACCAAGCAGGTTAATAAGTTGATTCTGTACCCAAGAGACTTCATCTGGGCTCTTACGGGCGTCTCTAAACCATAGGTCGTTTAAGCTTAAACGGTCGGCTACGTTGGCTCCAAATACTTGCGAGATACCTCCTCGTACCAGAACATCCCCAAAGAACCCGCCAAAGGTGTCGTTAGCCCATTCCTTGAACCAAATATCAAAGTCCCAATCCTCGTCATCATCGTCGCCAAATACAGCCTGTAAAGCATTGGCAGTTGCAGATACCGTCCACCATAAGGGTAAACCCGAAGCTCCAGCAAACACTGCGGTAGTTCCATAAACCCCTAACAAACGGTGCTTTGCTTCTTTACGGAAGTCAGCAATGTACTCTTTTAACGCCGACTCTAATTGCTCGGGCGTCATTTTTGGTTCGTTGGGTCTATATAGCTTATGTTCTCTTTCAAGCTCGTCTTTAATACGTGCTTGTTCGTCAGGGGTAAAGTCTTTGTATATAACTTCAAAAGCGCTTCTACCTAGCAAATAAGACATTTGTTGCGAGAACTGCTTAAACTGGAAGAGAACCTTGGGTATGGATCCCTGAAGAAAACGTGGCTTATTGAGCGTTGAGTAGTCAAACATTGACTTATAAGTTAACTCTTTAGCAATCTCAATAGCTTTTTTACGAGCGCCTTCTTCGCTATACCCTTTAACATTTTTGTATTTCTGATAAGCAAGGTCAAATGCGGACATAAAGACTACTTCACGGTTAAACTTCTCAGCCCCATGGAACGTAGCGCTAGCGTACTTCATAACCGTATGCTCAACACCTTGTTCATATAATGCAGATGGTGTTTCAGCCAAGCCAACAATATCATGCGATAGCGTTATATCAATAATGCCGTCGGCCACGGCTCTTAAGTAAGCTTCTTTTTGTGCTTCAGAAAGGATGTCTAACCTATGGGACAGCGAAGGGCTACTAAATTTGCCGTCTTTATCTTTGAAACCGCTACCTAATACCTTCTTGCTGTAGGCAGTCATGGTGGCAAATGCCTTTGCATTACCAAACTTAGCCCCGACAACGGGCAAGCCGACCGCTGGCACACCTAACATATTTGTTATAGCCGAAGCCGGCGAAGTCATGAACCACAAGAAGGACAAGTTACTCAGACGAGCAGCAGTCTTGCCGGTATCTACTGGATTCATGATGTAACTAACACGATGCTCTCTAATTTCCTTCATGTACTCAGATAGAACTTTGCTTTCTTCTGGGTCCATCTCATCAATTTGTGCAGATGCAGCATCAAGCGAGTTGTAAATTGGTCGGCTGTATTTAAACCGAGAGTGCTGGTAAGCCATGTGAAACGCCGACGACGTAAAGGCACGTAGCATATCCAAGTCCATACCAGGTATATTCTCACGGTTCATAAACATCTTGCGAATACTTTGATCTGGTATCTGCAACAAATACAGTTGCTCAACCGCCTCAGTTATATTGTCACGCAAAGATAGCTCATTAGGCTGCAAGGTTCTTTTGTCTTGCGCTGAGGTGTTCTTAATTATGTCTTTTAAAGTTTTTAACGACTCGGCGTTATGTAAGTCTTCAGAATACAGTAGCTCTCTAGGGCTATTTTTGGGTTTAACATGATCTTTTAGATTAAACGCTGAGCCATATTTTTTCTTTAATATAGGTATTGCCTGCTCAATAAAAGCATCACGTTGCTCAGGTGATTCAAACATATAAAAAGAACGATTGCTGCCACTCATTAAACGCACTGAGTATTGACCAAAACGTCGCAATGGGAAGTATGGCTCTATGCTTTGTTCTTGGAAGTGCTTCTTTAGATCCTGATATTCTGGACTTGCTATAGCTTCAGCCTCTGTAAAATTATCAGCCATCAAAGCTAATTTTTTATTCTCAAGAAGCATATCAACATAGGCATCGTACCGACGTTTGTAGAACAATTTAACGTCTTCATAAATCTTTTGACCTTCTGGCCCTATATCTTGCCAAGCATCGTCTATTAGTTTGTCGCCTGTTTTTACGTAGTTACCATTAGCGTCTCGCTTGCTAGGGTCTTTCTTAGCAACCGTTGTATCAATCATTAGTTTGCTCAGAGTCTGAGCTTTTGCAGGACTCTTACTTTGGAACTCTTGCCAAGGCTTAATCTCAGACTTAATCTCTTCAAGAATATTGTTGCGATACTCAAGCATATTCTCAACCGAGTTAATAAAGTCCTTAATCTTGGGTACTTTGTCCCCGATAATGTCGCTAATTTGACGTAAGGTAAGGGCTCCTACATAGACGTTACGCCATCTATCTTTAATGCCACTCCATGTAAGCCTACCATTTAGTATGGTATTCATAAGGCCCATGTACTGAGACGAGTTGTACGGCATCGTACTGTTCATCGTGTATTTACCTGCATTGCTGTAGGCAATAACAGCTTTGTCGTCTTTGGTAGAAGTGCGCATAATAGCGTTAGCGTTAACTATGGTCTTACCTAGTACGTTATCAAGCCCAAACAACTTACCGACTAGCCCAATAAATTTGTTCCACAAGCTAAGCGCTTTACCACCCTTGTACTTAGTTTCATACTTAAGTACCTGTAAAAACTCTTGGAAATCTGGGTTAGACAAAGCTTCAGATACAAACTCATAAATGTTCTCAAAGCCGTACTCTCCTGCAGCTGCCGTACCCTCATACTTCTTCTTAGCGTATTCGTACAGCTCTCTAAGTTCATCAACGGCTAATTTTTGAGCCGGATTCAAAGTATCGTAGTTTGCTGGGATTAAGTTATAAAGCGTAGCTGCGTGCACAACTTCGTGTAAGAACGTAGCGGTGCTCATACCCCCACGGGTCGAATTTAAGTTGATGGTATTCATACCCGAAAAGAAAAAACCTTGCGAGTTTAAATTAGCCACAGCATCTCTGTATGTCTTTAGTAACTGCGCAAATTGACCTGCGATGGGTGGGATTACATCGTCTGTACCAAAGCTAATCTTTTTGCTAGCAATATCTTCAAGCACCTGTAAAGTCTGCCGCACAACGGCTGGGTCATTCAAGTCGCCACGTAAATTGTGCTTTGCAATAAAATCTTTACCCCAATCAAAAAGTTCTAATTGCTGTAAAAACTGAGTGCGGTAGGTTCTACCATTACGCTCAAGATAGTACGCTGTCAGTTTATTTTGCTGGTCTACAACAATATCGGTCGTAAGGTTTAATTCAAGCAGTCGCTTTGCCAAACCAGAAATAAAGTTTAAATATGTAGGCGACTCGGCATAACCAGTCTTTTTACGGATATCAATTTTTTGATCGGCAATTAACTTTAAAGCACCGTTGATGTCATTAGCTTCAATTCGTTCTTGGATAGCAGGGTGCATTATGGCAAACTGCAAAGCATTTATTTGTTTTATTTCTCCAGCGGCTGTGTACAACCCTTTCATACCGGCAGGGATAGCCTGTACTTGTTCTTTGCCAGTCGGCTTGCGGTACAACGACTTTAGATACGATGGGTCTATACGAGAAGCTTTACGGGTATTAGCGTTGGCTAAAGCTTGGTCGGCCCTGCGGTTTGCTTCTCTAAATTCTTTTACGGTAGCCTCAAACTTTTTATACTCTTGCTGGGGCAAGTTATCTTCTATCCACTTCTTAAATAGCTCAGCTTGTTTGGTATCTTGGTTTTTAAAGGTAACTCCAGATGCCTCAGTGTTGGGCACACCTATATCAAACGCAGCCGAGCGCATTGCAAGTCCGTAACGCCATCCAGTTTCAGGGCCAAGGTAAGCCATAGCCGCTTTACCCTCTGGGGTAGACGTATCAATGGCTTTAATAGCACGACTAACCGCAGCTGCAACATAGGGGTCTAGATTAGTTATGTCTTCAGAAGCTTTAAAAGGAAGGACAGCTTCAGCTTCAGCCTCACCAATACGTCCACGTTCAAACTTATCTACAGCATCAGAAAAACGCTTACGTAATTCTTCAATACCACGTCTGGTGTTTAAATTTTTTATGCCAAGTAAAGCGTTTAAAGAATCAGTCTGTTGTTGCACAGACATGCTGCCCATGCGTTGGGATAGCGCAGAAGTTATTGTTTCTCTTTCTTTTGGTGCAATACTTAGCGTATCAAAGAAATTGTTTAAGAAGTTTGTCCTACGGGTAAGCTCAGGTCCGCTTAGTCGCACACCGACGTCTTGTCCTTTTGGTGGCTCTGGTGGTGGCTCTACGTAATTACCTGCAGCATCTCTTTGCCTATACCGAGATACCTGTTTGCGCATTTGACCACCAACAAACTCAGTTACCTCGTCCAAGAAGTTACGTACTTCGTTCTTAAACTTAACGGATTCGGCAGGGTTAGCAGTCGCAGATTTAAGGTTATCGAAGAACGAGCGTAATGGTTTAGTAGGATCATTGGGCGTGCCAATTAGCATCATCCGTGCACGTTCACCTTCGGGTACAGCTTCAATACCCTCCATCTCCGGCACTGTGCCTTCGGAAGTTAAGGCAAATCCGGGGGCTTCTTCTTTGGGTTTAGAGGGTTGAGCTGCAGCCAACCTACGCTCTAACATTGCCACACCGCTATCTATAGAACCGTATTGTCTTTCTAAAGTGTTGTATGCATGCTTTTGGTACTCTTCAGTAGTTAAATTAAACCTACTATTCCAGTCTGACCCAAGTATTTGAGAAACACCATCTCTAGGATTTTGCGCAAAAGCTTCATCTAGTTGTGCTTTTTTCTCAGCTTTTATTTGCTGATTACGAATATTGTTTTGTTTAACTTGATCTACGTCTTCTTGGGTTACTGGACGGAATTGCCCGCCCATCATTCTGTAACCTTGTTTTATTTGTTGATACCTTTCGGGCCAAGGATTTTTCTTTAGCTGCTCAATTTCATATTGAGTAAACCCAGCGTCTTGCATTTCTTGGTCGGTTGGTACTTCTATTTTCTCAGGTTCTTTTGGTGCATTAAAGTCAAATCCCATCTGCCCACGGGCTACAAATTCTTGACCTGCAGGGGCGGCTTGCAAACTATCAAGTTCATTTTGTAACTCAGCAGCTCGTTCATAAGCCCCTGTAATCCGCTCGTCACTAGGGTCAACATTAGAAATATCTCTAACGTAGCCTTTTATTTGATCAAGCTGACGCTTTATTTCTTCAATACGTACAGAAGGATCTAAGGGAGGAGGTGGGGGCGGTGCTTGTCCTGTTGTATCGGCAGGGGGTGCCAAAGCAGCTCGAGCTTCACCTAATTCACCACGATAACCTGCGTATCCTCTAGCAGCACCTGATGTTCCACCAATGCCACCACCGGCAGCGGCTGCGCCAAAAAACGCTTCTCTATACTCATTTCTAGCGTCAGCACCAGTTAACTCAAGTCCAGCTTGATAACGCTCAGCAGCTTGTTCTAGTACTTCAGTTGGGGCTTCGGCAATAATACCGACAGTTGCGCCTTTAGCTGCACGTTTACCTACTTCTTTAGCGACTGCGCCAGCACCTATTTCACCAGCAGCACGTCTTGAAGCTAGTTCTTTTAATACTTGCTCGCCCGCATTTTTACCTACGCCACCTAATCCAACAGTAAATCTGTCGGCAAAGTACCCTAAAGGAGCAGTGCCTGCTGCAGTTAAAGCAGCCTTAGTAACTTCAAGTTCTTCTGGATCTTTCTTTTCTTGTGCTTGACGCATCAAGAAGTTACCAAACTGTTGTACAGCATATGTACCAATACCAACGGCAGGACCGACAATTGGCGCAAGAGGGCCAGACAACGCCGCCGCACCAGCACCAGCAACTAATGGGCCCGCCATTTGAGGGGCACTTTGTAGTACTTGTTCAACTATGTATTTGGGAGCTTGTGCTGCAGCTGCAGCAAATCCTTGTTCTTTTGCTATCCGCTCAAAGTCAGCAACGGTCATTCCTGGTTTTTCTTGAGGCTTTTGTTCCTTTGCTTCAGCCATGACTTTACGCACAGCTTCTTCATCGCCAGTTACTTTTTTAGCTGCAAGACCAAGTCCAGTAGCCATCTCACCTAAAGACTCAACACCACGTTTAGCTGCAGCAGGGATAGACTCAAAGAAACCTACATCTTCAGGCGCTTTTTGTGGAGTAGGAGCAGGCGCAGCAGATTGACTACGAATGTAGTCGGCTAATTTTTTAGCATCTTCGACATTGCCTGCTGCGTCAGCCTTACGCAACGCATCGTACAACTGATTTAAGTCAGCCATGCGTTACCCTTATTGATATTTGCTTAGTATACCTTGGATGTCTTTAGGTACAGCTCCTGCAGTTTGCGTAGCTTGCCCACCACCAACACCTCCGCCTGGAGTTAACAGTCTAATAATCTCTGCCCTTTGAGCTTCAAGTTCTGCACGGCGAGGATCTTTTTTACCCATTAATCCTAGTCTATCATCTATAGAAGCTAAAGCAGCTTTAGCTTTTTGTACTTCAGTAGTTTCAAATCTACCAGCACCACGAACAAGCTGTAAAGCCTCGGCAAACTTCATATTTGGATTTTCTGCCATTACTCGTTCAATAGCTTCTTTTTCAAAACGTGTAGCTGCTCCAGCAGTTGCGCCAGTAGCTGCAATTTGCTGTCTCTTAAGGTCATGGTCAATAGCTTTATCTCTTGCTTCTTGCGCACCAGCTATGTCACCACGCTCTTCAGCACGACGAGCTTTTTCTAACTCCATACGAGCTTTCTGTGCTTCACCTTCCATAGCATCCTGAGCTTTACGGCCTGCTGCAGTATCTGCGATGTACCCCATGGCCCCTTTTCGAGCACCAGACAAATAACCCATTGGATCGCCGCCCATTTCAAGGAAAAACTTAGCCCTACGTTCACGTTCTTCAGCAGCAGAACGTTCTGTTTGTTTACCAAGACGCTCAGTTAAATATTTTTCAAACTCTTCGCCAACTTGCCCTTTGGGTCCTAGCGCTTTACGCTCAGCTAAATAGTCAGCTAAAGTCTTTTCTTTTTTAATTTCTGGAGCTACTCTACCAGCAGTGCCTTCTTTAGCGGCTCCTTTTTCTTCTTTTTTTGCAAGTATTTTGTCTACTCCAAGTTCTTTTTGAACGTCTTGTTCTTCCATTTCAGCTTGGCGTTTAAGATCAAATTCAGTGTTGCCAGTAAATATAGGAGACTCTTCTTGCTTTTTGGTGGATTGAAACTGTCTTAGCTTAGACGGGAACTGACCTAACTTATTAGCTAAAGAATCATATTGAAATGGTTTTTTAGGAGCCGCTGCTGCTCTTTGTAGTCTTTCTTCAAAAGACATGATCTTATTTTCATCTTCTTCGACTAAGCTAGGACCTTCTCCAGCAAAAGCAATAATGCCACCACCTGCTGCAGTAACCGCACCTTGAGAATCAAATGCTGGACCGCCGGCTAAGGCAATACCTGACATGCGGTCTTTTTCTTGCTGTTTTTCTTGTAGCGCTTCAGAAAATATTTGACGCTCACCTGGGGTTAACTGTGGATCACGTAGACGTTCTTGCAATTGTGCAACGCTAAGTCGGTCGGCCATGGCTTCAAGTTCTGGATCAGAAATAGCTCCACCGTATTTATATGCAGAAGCAATACCACCTTCACGGTACTCTTTAATTGCGCCACCTTCTCTACGCCCAAAGAGCGATGCACCAGCACCAAGTAAACCAACTGCTTGTTGTGTGTTAGAAGGTTGAGCTTGATATAACTGCGTTGTTTGTGCTTGTAGTGGTAAACCACGAAGCATATTAGACATAAAGCCTAATTGCATCATTGGATACTGCTGTTGAATAGCGTAATTCTGAATAGCCTGATTAATCTTAGATTGTTCAAGCTGTTGTTGTTCTTTACCCATCATAGCCATTTGGTTTTGACGAGCAATATCAGCAGCTTGCTGTTGGCTACCCAATTGACCTAAAGTTGCACCCATCTGACCAACTTGCCCTAAACCTTGTAGTCCAGTCTGAAGTCCTTGTAGCCCTAATTGAGCACCAAACTGTTGCTGCCGTTGTGCGTCTTCAAATGCTTTTTGTGAACCTGTAGCAGCTATACCCTGTAGTTGGCTACCTAAAGAACGTTGTGCTTCAGCTTCCATAATAGCTTGACGGCTACCACCAAACGCACCAGCGCCGACTGCTTGTCTAGCCCTCATAGGGGAAGCTATTTGATAATCACGTAACGCTTGAGATTTTTGATAGTCAACCACGTTTTGCATGTAGGGTGACATATACCCCTGCATTACCGCTGGATTTTGAGCTTGTTGTGCAAATTGTTGCCCTACGCCAGCGGCTTGTCCAGCTAGACCTAACGAACCAATACCACCAGCACCCGCTAAACCACTACCTAAAGCAAATTGTCCAGGCTGCTGCATATTTGCAGCCTCATACTGTGCCTGTTGCTGTAAAGGCGAGAACCCAGCAAAATATTTATTTACATCAGTGCTATATGGGGTGTATGGTCTAAACGATGTACGGTCGTCGTTATAAATTTGCTTTTGAGTAGCCTCAAGCATCCCTGTTACATAGGGTTTGGCATACTCAGGAATGTTAGTGTTATAAGACGTAGTTTGAGTAGGTTGACCACCGCCACCGCCGCCGCCGTCGCCACCACCCATGGCATTACCGTAAGGCAGTAATTTTTGTTTGTATCTTAATAAACTCATAATGTCGCCTCTACAATTGTGTAGCGTTCTCTAAATCCGTATTTAGCAGCCCATTTTGCTACTACGTCCCTAACCGCACCCTGTATTTTGGTTGCGCCATAACCCTTTAATAACTCAGAAAACTGCTTAAATGTCTCCTGATTACTTATTAATTTCCCACCTATAGCTACTATAAAGGCGACTCTGTGGTTGGGCAAGTTATTAAAGCTAATAGCCGCCGCACCTTTAATAGCGTTTTCTTTGTCTACTGCAACTACCAATAACCAATCACCTTTGGCTAAATAAACTTTAGCTTGCTCGGCTGTATAGTCGTCCTCGCCCCATTTTAACGCTTCGGCTAAAAACGACTCAACTAAGGGCCATGTTTGATGAATATTTGCAGTAAGTACCGGGCGTATGCTTAGCGTCATTTTTTGTATTTGGGCTTAGCTCTGTTTTTACGGTCTATAGATAATAGCCCACCAGCTCGGTCTCCACCGCCGCCATCACCACCACCGCCTCCACCGCCATCACCTCCACCACCATCTCCGCCGCCACCGTCGCCTCCACCACCATCACCAGAGCCACCGCCGTCACCAGAGCCACCACCATCTCCGCCACCGTCACCACCGCCTCCACCACCATAGTCATAGGTAGGTTGCCCAGTTTCTGGGTTAACTGTGTCATATACGGGGGGCGTATAAACTCTACGCAAGCTTTCTTGAGCTTGAGTTAAGTCTGGCTGATATTGCAAAGCGGGGCTATTATATTGATAAGGAACAAAACTAGCGCTAGGAGGGTTTAAATATTGCCCCATCATTTGTGCGTATAGCGCCCCTAAACCAGTTTGAGAATATGGGTCTAATGTTTGTTGTTGCTGCGGTGTTGGGGTAAATGCAGGTTGATAAACTCCGCCAAATGGACTATATGCAGATTGATATAGGTTTGATGGGGGAGGCGCAGTATATCCTGGGGTTTGCGTAACCTCATTAGATTGTTGTTCAATCTGCCCCATTGCTCTTGCTATTGGACTTCCACCCGCCATATATCCCCCTTAAGCTGGCATGTATTTGTCGACTTTAACTGCTGGCGCCTGACGTTTTTTACCAGTTCTAGCCTTGCGGATCTTGTCCATCATGCTATATAGCTTTCTAGCACCAGCATCGGTAGAGCCGTTGCCTAAATGACTAACCACGTCGGCTGGGACTACAAACTCCCCATCAGCAAGACGGGCGGGTTGTTTGTTACCGATAGAAGCAGGAATAGAATCAGACATACCATCACCAGGACCTTTAAGCATTCTGCCGCCATCTGAGTACCCTCCTAAACTAGCTATACCACCTGCCGCTGCCATATCCGACATATCACCACCAAGAGACTTAATACCTGTTTTAGGCATCTCTGCCATAGGAATGCCAAATCGCCCCATTAATTTTTTACGGCGCATAGCTTCAGCATCTGAAGCACTAAGCCCTCTTGTTGATGGGTCAGTGTCTCTATATAAGCCAGGATCGCCTTTGGGCAGTCTAGCTGCTCCGCCAGTGTTCATTAACATGGGGTTAGACCGTTCATATGCAGGGGCTTCCGTAACCAATTCGGCACTTACTGGACGCTGCGTAGGGGTGGCGTATTGGGTCTTATCAATCATCCCCATGGGGTATAGACCGCCTTGTGGGTTCATAGCCGTGTTCATCATAGACATACGCTCTACAGGACCGCCAGCTTGGTAAGACTGCATAATGCCGCCCTCAGCAGCATATGTTCTACGCCTGTAATCTGGGTATTGGGCTTGATAATATGGATTTGGTTGAGCAGGTACATATGCCTGGAAATTAGGAGAAATACTAGAAGCGTAGCCACTATCAGCAGGTCCAGGAGCGCCACGCTCCTCAGTATCCATATTTGTTAGCAATGGAGCTGCAGCCATAGCCGCCTGAGTTGGGTCTCTTTTAACTATATCGTACAAGTTAGTAAAGCCAGTTGTTGGGCTAAAGCCTTGAGGGCCTCCTACGCCTAAACCTCTAAAAGCACTACTAAATGGGGACTGCATAGCTTTTTGCCTAGCGGCTTCGTGTGCGTTGGCATAATTTGTATATTGTTCTGTAGTTAATTGCCCTTTGTTATACATATCAGCTACTTGATTTAAAGGGGTTCCTGACTGTATAGGGCTAGTTGGAGGCATATTAGCCATAGCGTTAGCTGCTGCATCAATTGAAGCTGCTGTAGTTTGAGCTGCAGGTAATACAGGTGGCATGGCAGGTGGAAGATTAGCCATAGCTTCAGCAGCGGCATTAATTGAAGCGGGTGTAGTTTGAGCTGCAGACACTACTTCAGGTAAACCAGATGTTACAGCTTGTTGTTGAATAGCTGCTGGGGCTACTTCTGCAGCAACTTGAGTAGCGCCCGCCTCAGCCAGACTACTTACCATTCCTGCACCGCCATAAGCACCAACACCTGCCATAAGTCCTTGTATTAAGCTACCACCTGTAGCCATAGTTAAACCACCAGCTACAGCAGAACCAAGCATAGGATTACCAGTAGCAACACCTACGCCAATACCAGCTATAGTCGGCAAAGCACGTTTTAGGAAATTAGCTTCGGGTAAACCCGTATCTGGGTTAATTGTTAACGATCCCCCATGGGCTAAAGCTAAGGCTTGAAGTCCTTTAACTTCACCTTTGGTCATATGGACGAGCTCGGTGTCGCCGTCTCTACCTTTTGTTTTTAGATAGTGTGCTGTATGGTGCAGTCCCATATCTACCTCACGGGGTTGAATTGATTGAAGTTTATCATGTTGTCAGACAGTTGTAACCGTTACAGTACCAACTCTTCCTATTGTTTTTACGCCTGTTAAGAAGATCAAGGGGTATCCAAGAGCATTTATCCACTGCGCACCATCCCAATAGATTGGGTACCCAAGGGTTGTATCAAAGTAATACTGCCCAACCTGTAGATTTTCTGTGGGTCTATTTGCCGTAGTACCCGAAGCAGGTACCGTAACGCTTTGAGTAAAGTTATCAATTTGGTTAAAGTACAGACGCAGGGCATTTAATACTTGGTCTTGGTATAGCTGGCGGTACTCTACTGGCGCAATGGGTAGGTTAGGCGCTTTAGAAGGGCGAAGTGGGACTTGTGCCATTACCTACGTCCGTCATTCCTAATATCAATCCGTGGGCTACCTAGCTGCCATGCCACCCCCAGAGAATCCGACTCAATCCTAAAGGCAAGCTGGCGCCCTCTTAGGCGGGTATAGACCTGTCCAGTAAACTCTTGGACGTTATAGACCGGGGCAGTAGAAAAGTTATCCCCACTAATTACTTCTGGGTTATCCGCCGTACCATAAGGCGCTCCAGAGTTTTGACGGGGTTTAACCCTCATCGTGACGTATGGGTTGTTGACGTTAGAGCCGTTAAAGTTAATATCAGGCAGGATACGCCAGACAAAGCCAAAGTTATGCCCATCTCCAATATCAAAGTCAGAAGACTGTATATAAGCATTAATTGGCACGGGGGCTGTACCTGATACGTCATCTACCGCAGATTCGTGGAATAGCATCCTGCTGTTGTAGTCTGCAGCCATTGGGTATTGGCGAATACCAGAGTCTAACCAAGCCGTACGAGCCATTGTGCCGTATGCCCAAGTACGTTCTAAGTAGTTGTAAATCACATATTTATTTATAGCGTTACTTCCTTGTGAGCAGTAGAACCACCATACTTCGTTGTAGCTTTCGTTGCCACCACAGAATACTTGGAAGGCCTGCTCCCTGTTAACATCCTCAAAAATGTATTGCCAGAGTGAACAAGGTAGGGTCTCAACACGACCTGAGTACATGTAGAACTTATCAACACCCATCCAATACGTTACGTTATTAATCGTAATCATAGAGTTTGGAGACATAACAGATATGTTATCCATGAGGATTTGAAAGCCCCAGACATAGGGCGGTCCTAGGTACTGCATGGAGTAAATAGCCGCATCTGTCCATACCAAGATTTCTTGACGAGTATTACGGGCACCCATAATAAATGACCCGGCAGATAACCTAAATTCGCCTGATTGGTTTGTTACTGCAGGCACCCACTCGTAAGGATTTTCTTGGTCTGACCAGCGTACCAGCATAGGATCAAAGGTTGTAGAAGCTGTATTTGGGTCATATGGATTAGCACCAAAAGCAATTACAAAACGCTGGATTGATGAAGCACTAATCTGAAAAGTAGCGGTTGGAACCCTTGAACCGTTATATCCAGCAGCGGTAGATTGAACGGAAAGATATTGTGCTCTAGTCCCGAATCCACCACTAGTTGAATTTGGGTAAGTGCTTCCAGTTGGAATCCAGTAAAAAATAGATCCCCCACGAGGGGCAATAAATAGCTCTTGCCCATAGTTGTCGTTAGTCCAAAGCCGTAACTGCTGCCCAATACCTGACGTAAATCCTTCACCCCAACCATGGTCGCCTGTTTCGGTATAAGCAATGACGTTGCCGCCCCCTGTTACAGAAGCATTAGCATTAACTTGAACCGTGATGGAATATGCGTTGGCGTTAACAACTGAAGGGTAAAACAAGGTATTTAAAAGCACTGCTGAAACGCCGCCTGTTGCCGTAGCGTTAGCAAAAATAACTGCTTGTCCATTAGCTAAATTGTGTGCTGTTTGAGTTACGGTAACTACGTTACTTCCATTAGTTGTAGTAAAAGGATCAGTTAAGCTAGTTGTTATCCCTGTAACAGGCCAAGGACCAGCACCCCATCCAGTGCCTAAAGTGTATGTATTTAAACCAATAGGCTGTTGATAAGCGGCTAAAACTGTATTGCCACCCCCAGTATTGCTTGCATTAGCCGTAACCGAGACTGTTATTCTGTAAGCTGCTGTATTAACTATAGACGCCACTTCATATTCTGCGTTAAGAATAGTGTTTAGTACGTTGGTTCCTGTTACTGTATTAGCACCCGAAAAAGTTACATAATCACCAACGCTGGGGCTGTATTGCCCGTCTATTACGGTTACTAAGTTTGACCCGCTAGTTACCACAAAACAGTTATCTAACGCTGGGCTTGAAGTATATGTAACGGGGGTAATGTCGTTATAAGTACCACCCTGCTCAACATAGTATTTAATAGTGGTACCAACACCTAAGTAATTAGCGCCTGCTAACGTAACCCAATTCCATAATGCTCGTGCCAACCCCAAAAACTGAGCATTAGCCATGCGGCTCCAACCACCAATCTTCTCAGGAAAACCCGAGCGAAAGCGTACCTTGTCGGCATCGTACCAACCACCTTCGTTGGAGTAATCTGTACCTTCTCGATTAAGACCTGGGCGGAACTGTAATTTTTGTAATGGCATACGGGTTTACCCTAAGATAAAAATAACGCTCGTTCGTCGTTTCTACGAGTTACCAAGCCTTTCAGTACTTTACCCCCAGCCAGCGTATATTTCAAGAACTCCTCTGCCGCTTCTTCCATTTCGCCCCGAATAACCTTCTGACGGAGGGTGCTGCGCTGTAGTGTTCCCAGACCAACATTAAAGCTAAAAGATACAAGAGCATCGAATTGACCTTGAGTGAGCTTGACA